GCGATCGGCCGGAAGATGCAGCCCAAGCCCCCGATGCCGGGTGGCCCAGGTGGTCCTCCGCCTCCGATGCCGGGCGGCCCGCCGATGGGTGGGGCACCTCCAGGCGCTCCAATGATGGCTCAACCTCCGCGTCCGCCGATGGGGCAGCCTCCGATGGGGGGCGCTCCAGGGCAACGCCCACCGGGAATGTAAAATGACCGAAAAGATCAAACGTCCCGGCCGCGTCAAGACGAAGGAAAAGCACTATCTGACGAAGCACCGCACGCGGGGCGTTTGGTATCCCGAGCTTGTGGGGCTCATTCGGGGCTACCCGAGAACCCTGGAAGGCTTCGAGAAACGTCGGGATGGGATGCGCGAACGTGTGCGCGCCATGCGGGAAGCGGGAACAATGAAGACCCGCCGTGGGGTTCCCGATGGCTGGGCAGGCCGAGGCGAGGAAGTCGCTGCGGCTCGCGCTGAGGCAACTATCGAAGGAGCAAAGACCATCGAAACTCTAATTGAACAGGGCGTCATTGATGCGCCGCTCACCACCGATGAGGAGATGGCGGTTGCCGCTCTGAAGGTCGTGATGGCGACGGCGCTCAACCCAACCGAGACAACCCGTGAGCGCACGGCGGCGGTGAATACCGTCCTGGCCTACTGCAAGGCCAAGCCGGCGCAGAAGATCGAGGCGAAAGTCTCGAAAGCTGAAGATTTCCTGGCTCTCCTCGCACAGGAGCAGACCTCAACATAAAACTGGAGGCGCATGTCCGCATCTATCCTGGCAGTGCGCCGCAGACTTTATGAAGACTTCGCTTACTACGCCGAGAACGTCCTAAAGATCAGGACGAAAGAAAATGGCATCCGCCCCTTCCGACTGAATGAAGCCCAACGCCGCCTCCACGAGGTGGTCGAGCGTCAGATCAGGGAGAAGGGGCGGGTCCGCGTCATCATCGTTAAGGGCCGCCAGATGGGGCTCTCGACATACGTGGGAGGCCGTCTCTTTTCCCAGGTCACCCAAACGCTCGCCGGTCAGGCGCGTAAGGCCATCGTGGTGACGCACAAGGCGGAGTCCACCCAATCCCTATTCGACATGACGCAGCGATTTTACGAGCTGTGTCCTGAGGCTGTTCGGCCTGAGACGAAATACTCGTCCCGCAAGGAACTGAAGTTCGCCAACATCGACGCCGGCTACATGGTGGCCACGGCGGGCGGTGACGGCATCGGGCGCGGAGAAACGATCACCCACGCCCACCTATCCGAGCTGGCGCACTGGCCAAAAGGGTCCGCGCTGGCCAACTATAACGGCCTGATGGAAGCAATCCCCGACGCACGGGGCACCGAGGTCTATATCGAGTCCACCTCGAATGGTATGAGCGGCACTTTCTATGACCAATGCCAAGCCGCAATAAGCGGCGAGAGTGAGTTCGAGCTTGTCTTCCTTCCATGGTATATAGAGCCTTCTTACCGGGCAGAAGTGCCGGCAGACTTCCGCAAAACGCCGCAGGAAGTTGATTTAGCCGCTCAATACGGCCTTGACGACGGCCAACTGATGTTCCGGCGCAGGAAGATTGCCGGCAAGGGCGAGGACCTGTTCAAACAGGAATATCCGCTGAATGTTGAGGAATCGTTCCTAACCTCCGGGCGACCCGTGTTCAAGCTCGAAAAGATCGACGCGATGCGGAACAAGGCCAAGGCGATGTTCCCTAAGTCTCCCGACAGCGATCTCGGGTGGGAGCCGATCGCCCGCTTGGCGCTCTTCGGAAAGCGTTGGGAAAATGACCCCCGAGGGGACCTCCTCTGCTATCGGCCCCTAGATGAGGCTGAGACATATTACGTTGGCGCGGACGTCGGCGCGGGTGTTCGGAAGGACTTCTCGGTCGCCCAGGTGTTCGACAGCCACCGCCGGCAGTGCGCTGTGTGGCGCTCCGATCGCACCGATCCAGATTACTTCGGCACTGTGCTGGCAAACATTGGCCGCCTCTTCAACGACGCCTTGATAGTCTGCGAGCGGAACAACCACGGCATCCTCACCAACCGGGTGATCCAGAAGGATGAGGGCTACCCGAACTTTTACACAGAGACCGTCGTGGACAAGATCACCGACGTCGAGACCACTTTCGTTGGTTTCTTCACCAGCGAGAAAAGCAAACCCCTGATCATCGACAAGCTCCGCGCGAACGTGCGTGAGGGGAATATCGAGATTTACGACAGGGCCACCTTAGCCGAGATGCAGTCATTCATCGTCACCGACAAGGGCACGATGGAGGCTGAGAAAGGCTGCCACGACGACACCGTAATGGCGCTCGCCCTCTGCGACCACATCAACGAGGGCTTCTATGCGCCCATCATAAACCACGACGCGTGGTATGAAAGGATCGAGTAATGGCAGACAGCGAGGCAGACGAAGCCTTAGTCGCCCGGCTCAGTAATCAGATCGGTCTCGCGGTAGGCTTCTCGGAAAGTAAACTCTCGAAAGAGCGTGAGCTGGTCATGAAGTTCTACAACGGCGAGCGTCCCTACAAACTGAACGCGGGGGACACCAACTATGTGTCTTATGACGTTTGGGACGCGGTCGAGAGCATGAAGGCCCAGCTCCTTGAGGTATTCTCAGGGAACAACCAGCCGGTCAGCTTCTCCCCAGTGAACGGTGAGGATGCCCAGGCCGCGCAGGTCCGAACAGACTACGCCACACACGTCCTGTTCCGCCAGAACCCCGGCTTCCAGATCATGCAGGACACGATCGACGACGGCCTTCTCGGTCGCGCGGGTGTCGTTAAGGTGTGGTGGGAGCAGAAGAAGACGACGAACTTCTATGACCTGAGCGAGACCACTTACGCAGAGGTGTCCTCCTTTATCTCGCAGAACCCCGGCGCAGAGATCACGCAGGTGGAGCCTAAAGGCAGCGACAGCGAGACGTTCAAACGCGTCCGCCTGCGGGTGCCTAAGGATCGTTCTCAGGTCCGCATTAAGGTCCTTCCTCCCGAACAATTCGGTGTGGCTCCTATGTCGGAGGATTTGAAGTCTTCGGATTTCTGCTTCCACCGTGAGCCGCGCACCGTTTCTCAGCTGATCAAGGCCGGCTACGACCGCGCCATCATCACCGCCCTCCAAGACACCGACCGGTTGTGGCTCTCTCAAGAGCCCGAGCAGATCGAGCGTTGGCAGGAGACGGACGATATGATCGGCGTCCGTGGTCTGGAAGAGCAGCAGCAGAGCGCGCGCCAGATCATGGTCTATGAGTGCTACATGGAGATCAATGAGGACGGGGACGACGATACTCCCGTCAGCCAGCTCTACAAGATCACCATGGCCGGCGACCGCATCCTCGACAAAGAGCCCGTCGATCGGAAGCCCTTTATCGTCTTCACGCCCCTTCCGCGCCCCCATGCGTTTTGGGGGACGAACTACGCGAAGATGCTGATCCCGACGCAGAACGCTCGCACCTACCTCACGCGGTCGATCATCAACCACACGCTGATCACCAACAACCCCCGCCTGCAGGTCGTCCGTGGCACCGTAGAGAATCCTCGGGAGCTGATGGAGAACCGCATCGGCGGCATCGTGAACGTCAAGCGCGCCGACGGCATCGCTCCGATCCCGCAGTCAGGCCTGAACCCGTTCGTGTTTCAAACGATCGAGTTGCTCGACAGCGACAAGGAAGAGATCACCGGCATCAGCCGCCTCAGCCAGGGTCTGAACAAGGACGCGATCTCGAAGCAGAACAGCCAGGGGATGGTCAATGACCTGATCTCGGTCAGCCAAATCCGCCAGAAGATCATCGCCCGGAACTTCGCTGAGAACTTCCTCCGTGATCTCTACATGATGATCTATCAGTTGGTGATCGAGAACGAGAACCGCCAGAAGGTCATTCAGGTGGGTGGTTCGTGGACCCCGATAGACTTCACGCAGTGGCCCGAAGACACCGAGATGGAAGTCTCGTTCGCCCTCGGCTACGGCGATCAGGACCGCGAATTGATGAAGTGGAAGTCCCTCGACTCCTACTTGTCGAACGACCCCATGCTGAAGATCGCCTATCCGCCGGCGAAGCGTTACAACGTCGTGAAGAAAGCGATGAACGCAATGGGCATCAAGGACGTCTCGGATTACATCCTCTCGCCCGACCAAGTCCAGCCGCCTCCTCCCGACCCCATGCAGGAAGCCGACCTCGCGGTCAAACACGCAGACGCCAAGGTCAAACTGGCGAACGCGGAGGCCGCCCAGCAAGGTGCTCAGTTGGCGCTCGCAGAGAGCCAGCAGAAGGCACAGGACGCCCTCGCTAAGATGCACCTTGAGACGCAGCGTATGCTCTCGGATCAGCAGCTTAAGCAGGACCAGTTGGCGCATAAGGTCGCCATTGACGCCATTGAGACTCAGCTTCAGGTCCAGGCAGCCGCC